GGTCGCGGCCGTCGACGACGGTATTAAATGACGAGCGCATCCCGCCGCCCGGACACCACAGCGGCTCGTCCGAGGGCGTCAAGCTCTCGGAGCGCGCGCGGCTGATCCTGCAGGGATTCCCGGAGGGCTGGCAATTGCTCGCGCCGACCAAGACCGGGCGCTCGTCCATGCTCGGGCAAGCGATGCCGCCGCCGCTTGCCGAGGCGGTCGCCCGGGCGACGATCGAGCAGGCGCGCGACGACGGGGGAGGGACCTAGATGCACGGAGTCGAAGAGCTCTACGCGGTCTACGACGAGAAGAACCTCGTGGCGCGCAAGCAGCACATTTGCTGCGCGTGCGACGAGCCGATCCGCCCGCGGCAGCGCTACTACCGCGTGGCAATGCTGTTCGGTGGACGATGGAAGACCGTCAAGCGCTGCGAGCGCTGCCAGCGAATGCACAAGCACCTCCGCGACGTAGGCGGCGACTGGGACGAGTGGCCCGACGAGGACCTCAATTGCGGCCACGAGTACGGGGAGGTCCACGGCCGACCGCCGCCACCGGAGATCGCCGCGCTCGCCTTCGCGCTTCCGGGTGACGGAGACGACGGGGGAGGCGAGTGAGCGGATGGGAAGTAAGAAGTCCAAAGTCGAGACTGTACACGCGAGCGAAGCCGATCCGCGCCGCCCGGCGGGGCGTCCCGCTGCTCTCGTTCTGATTTATCGCTTGTTGTTGCCGGTCGCCCGTCGTCACGGCTACGCGCTCGCGCTCCATGGCAGCCTCGCCCGCGATCTCGACGTGGTCGCCGTTCCGTGGGTGGAAGACGCCGCCCCTGCGGCGATACTCGTCGAGGCACTGCGCGAGACGATCGATGGCTTCATTGTCTCCGACCCGCGTGCGCCCGAGAAGAATCCTGCACTAAAGCCTCACGGGCGAATGGGTTGGGCAATCCACTTGATGGAGGGCGGCTACGTCGATCTGAGCGTCATACCGCCCGCGCGCGACGACGGGGGAGGCGAGGATACGAAATGAGCAACACGGACACGCTCCGCGACTGCATCGAGGCCCTGTTCGACGTCATGGTCGAGCAGCTCAGCGTCCTCTCCGAAGCGGGGATGATGGACGCGGACACCCGCGAGCGATTGCGCCGACTCTCGGCGCAGTGCCAGGGTATCCACCGCGAGTTCGTGGACGCTTGGCACACGCCCGCACGCGAGCGCGACGACGGCGCCGCCGAGTGATCCACTACCACGGCGGGCCGATCGCCCGCAGAAGGAGACCCGGTGCCAGGTAGAGACGCGCGAGTACCCGTGCAGTCAAATCAAGAGCACGCGAAACCGGCCGGCACCATTGCGTGGTGGGAGCACGAGCAGGCGTGGACCGAGTACGCCCGCCGCTACGGACGCGGCCAGTCGGCGTGGAGGATCGCCGAGCGACACGGGTTCTGTTACGGCGAATTGGTTGAACTGCTCGGTCACGAGCCCGAGACATGGCTGCGCCGAGAGTCGCCGCGATACGGTGGGCCGAGCATCCGTGAGCTACTCGACCGCGCTCGCACGCCCAGCGCGGAGGGCGACCCCCGCTGAACAGCCGTGCAGCGCCCACCCCACCCTCAGCCCGCGAGCGAGCCTCCCATCCGCCCCAGGTGCCCCTAGATGGACTCACCCGCGGCCCAGGTACCCCCGGACCGCCAGCCCGTTACAGCGGCTCTCAGCGCGTCGTCCCAGGTAGACGAGCGTAATTATTAGTGCTATCATTATCCCCATGAGCACCGAAAAAACCGTCACCCGCCCACGAGGCCGGCCCCGCATGGAGCCCGCCGAGCGCAAAACCGTGATGATCCGCGTACTTCTGACGCCCGCCGAGAGTGCGGCCCTGACGGCGGCTGCCGAGCGGGCCGGGCTCACGGTCAGCGCGTACGTCCGGCGGCGGGCGGTACCGAAATCGACGTAGGAGGGCACGATTTCGGCCGGATTCGGCTTGCGTCCGGGATTAATCATGGCTATAGTATATATATCGAGACAGAGACACCCCGCCGCAACGCGGCCCCATTGAAAGGACGAAAATCATGACCACGACGACGACCATCACCGCCTCCCCCGCCAAGCTGAAAAACGGTAGCTGGGGCGCCCGCGTCCGCGGCGACGTCACCGAGGGCGACACGATCACGATCACGACCCGCGGCGGCAAGAGCTGGGACGCCCGCGTGACGAAGGTCGTCTGGTCCGGCGAGGGCGTGGCGGTCTGCGCCACCGAGTCGCTAGCGGGCGACGCTGCGGCTGCTGAAAGGCGGGCGACGATGACCGAGGAAGATCTGAAAGCGGAAGTCGAGCGCGTCGCTGCCAAGTTCGTTGGCCGCAAACTCACGCCCCAGACTAGGAGAGCAATCAAGGGAGAGGTCGTGTCCATCGTGGCTGCCGCGATGGACGACGACGACCCGGTACCGATCTACGTGGCGATCGACGACGCGGATCCGAACCGGATCACGATCGAGAGCCCGCGCTACGAGCACGACTGCCACCACTGCGTATTCCTCGGACGCTTCGAGGAATGGGACCTATGGGCGCACCCCGTGGTCCCGAAGACGATCATCGCGAGGCGGAGCAGCGATCCTGCCGACTACGTGAGCGGTCTGCAGCTCCGCAACGAACTCCCCGCGCTAGCCGAGTGCTACCGCCGCGCGAGCGAGGCTGGAATGCGGTGGTGACGGAAACGAATCGAAACCGTCACCGCGACCTCAAGCCCGACACCGACGACCCGGAGCCCCAGCCCGTTACAGCGGCTCTCAGCGCGTTGCCCAGGGTAGACGTGCGTAATTATTAGTGCTACTATTAATCGCATGAGCACCGAAAAACCCGACACCCGCCCGCGAGGCCGGCCCCGCATGGAGCCCGCCGAGCGCAAAACCGTGATGATTCGCGTACTTCTCACGCCTGCTGAAAGCGCGGCCCTGACCGCGGCTGCCGAGCGGGCCGGGCTCACGGTCAGCGCGTACGTCCGGCGGCGGGCGGTACCGAAATCGACGTAGGAGGTACGATTTCGCGTGGATTCGGCTTGCGTCCGGTATTAATCATGGCTATAGTATATATCAAGACGACAGAGACACCCGCCGCAACGCGGCCCCATTGAAAGGACGAAAATCATGACGAATTCCATCACTACCGCCGCCCCCGCCAAGCTGAAAAACGGTAGCTGGGGCGCTCGCGTGCAGGGTAGCGTGTCCGTCGGCGACACCATCACGATCACGACCCGCGCCGGCAAGAGCTGGGATGCCCGCGTGACGAAGGTCGTCTGGTCCGGCGAGGGAGTGGCGGTCTGCGCCACCGAGTCGCTCGACCGCGCGCCTGCCCGCACGTCGCGCAGCCGCTACGGCCGCTACGAGCGCTCCGGCGCCTGCGGCTACCCCTGTCCGGTGAGCGGACGCCGCTGCACCTCGAGCGACCCCTGCCACGACTGCCAATAGCCCCCGCGCGCTGCTCGTGCCCCGATCTCTCGGGGGCACCATGGAGCGCACGACTCCACCCGCCGCGATGGGCGCGGCGAATTGAAAGGACGACGAATCATGACGAAATCAGTAACTGTGAACCTGCAACTGCCGACCACCCGCGGCCGCGCCGACTGGGGCGCCAGCTACGACTACGGCGACGGCGAGACGCACGTCGCGTACCGCAGTTGCGCCGTCGGGGCGGACGGCTCGATCAGCGTATACGACGAGATCGCGGACGCGTACACCATCCACCACGACCTCACCGATGCAGAGATCGAGACGCTGCGCGAGATGGCCGCGAAGGTGTGGGCGGGGACGCACTACACCTCCGGGGGCCATCTAATCGAGCGCGGCCGCGCGGAGGTGCTCTAGTGGTCGGCTCGATCACAGTCACAGTCGAGAGCTACAACCTCGACGGCCTGGGAGAGCGAGACCATGAGACGTACTACGTCCGCTCGATGGGAGAGCACGACTACTGGCCCGCGGTCACGGACATCCCGTGTCCGGTCGAGGGCTGCACGCACACGGTCGTCTGGTCCGAGGCCGGCTATGTGCCCGGCTATCGCGTGTGCATGGCCTCGCTCGGTACAGGCCAGGACGGCCTCGAGAGATTCGACATGGACACGATCCGCCACCGATTCCAGGCGCGCGGCAATGCCGCGCAGCCCACGCTGGTGTTGTTGGACGCCGAGGAGGACGAGTAGTGTCGGGATCGGATCCGGCGGCCCCATGGAAGGTGAGCCAGGGACGGCGTCAATCGGATGACCCAGGCGATCTATCCGCTGGATCCGATCCCGTTTGTCTGTCGGGGCAGGATCCGGCGGCCCCATTAAAGCTGCGCCAGCGCAGCGGTCAAGCGGATCGCGACAGCGATCTATCCGCCGGGTCCTGTCCTACTTGCCCACGCTGCGGCTGGCCCGAGGACGACGAGCACACCGAGCTGTCCTGCGCGGTCGAGATCGTCGTCCACTACCTCGGCGAGCACGACCAAGAGGATCTCGCGGCGGCCGTCGCGATCGCGACCGACCAGACCTCGGACGAGGATCGCGCCGAGCAGATCCTCGCGGCGCGCCAGTGGTGGGCGGCGCGAAATCAGGAGCCGTCGTGATCAACAGGGACGAGTGCCGACTCGCGGAACTGGGCTCAATCTACGTGACACGCGCCGCCACCCACCAGTACCAGGAGGCGCGCGGGATCGCCGGACCTGAGGAGGCCCGCCGCGAGCTGACCGAGTACCTGCTCGACGCCACGCGATCCAGCGACGGGACGTGGCGGATCCGCCGGCGATCGCTGGGCGTCGATCTGATCGTGCGGGTCGCCCACGAGTCCGGGCTCGCGGTCGTGACGTCGGTGCGCGTGCGGGACTACGCGGCGGTCACGGCCGCGCTGCCCGATTCTCCGCGACGGGGCGGCTAGCCGTGAAGGTCTGGCTAGACACCGCGTCGGGCCGGCGCAAGATCGTCGAGGTCACGCCGACCAGCGCGATTGCGGTCGGCGAGTGCCCGAGTTGCGCCGCCACCCCCCTGAAAATTGTTGGGCGGGGACGCACGATTGAGGGACACGACACCTACGTCTCGCCTGCGGTGTGCGTGGCGTGCGACGACGAGATCGGAACGATTCGAGCGCGGGTGAGTACGCTGTTCGGGCTCAGTGAAGACGAAGCTGTGCTGGTCCACGGGCGAGCGCGGGTGTACTGATGTGGTGGCCGAAGCCGAAGCCGAGCAGCAGGAGAGATCTGCGCGGTCGATGGAGGTGCAAGAACGGCGACTGCTGCGAACTGTCCGACGAACTCGACAACCGCCTAGATGCTCTAGGCGCGTCCAACCGTCAAGAGCGACTGCTAAGGGAACGCCTCGTGGAAGCGCGGGCATTTCTTCGCGACACGCCCTACGCATCGGATGCGATCGTCGACTGGCTCGCGGCCACCGCGGAACTAGTCGGGGATCGAGAGACGTGATGAGCAACCCAAGACAAGGACGAAGCCTAGAAGACGTAGTCCGCCAGCTTGCCCAAGACGTGGCCGACGTTGTTGACCGTGCGCTGATCTGCGACTCGGGCGACTGCATCGATCCGCTGTGCAGGATGTCGCGGGCGCTGCGAACCGCGCTTCAGTCGCAAGGATACAGCCGTGAATGGAGAACGCCGTCGAACACGTCTTCGCCGCCGCCCATGCTGATTCCGATCTGGTACGACTGGCCCACCGACGACGATCGCGAAGCGGGGATGTGCGACGACCCCGACGCGATGTGGCTTTCAGGCTCGCAGAGCCAGCCCATCGGCAAACTGCTCCATCTTCTTGCGCCCGTGGAGTCTCGACTCGCCGATATTCGAAGAGGCGACTTCTTCCGGCTCGGCGAGGACGTGTACGTGGCGTGGTTCGACGCGGAGCGGGCAGCCAACCTCGACGAACCCGATCGCGTCCGCGTGCTGGTGTCGAAAGGTCGACCGATGCGGGACTAACGCGCCTACGTTCTAGCCCCATTCTAATTCGTTCAGACCTAGAATCAGGGCGCGGCCGCGATCGCGTACAGCTTCGGCCGCCACGATCCGGCCGAGTGCACCCGCGTGTGCCACACCGCTTGCCTGGGCGCGAGCACGTGACCGGCGGCGATCAGTCGCTTCCGCGTATGTGGCCGCGGCGCGACGTTCGGCGCCCTCGTGATAAGCGTGTCGGCCTCGCGATCGTAGCGCTCGGGAATCTCGACATGTCCCTGCCACGAGGTTTCGCGCGTCGTCCCCCGGTGCCACACGACCGCGAGGGCGACCGCCATCAGCTCGACGTCGAGCTCGCCGCGATACGTCCCGCCGCCCAGTAGCGTCCAGCCGCGCGGGGCGACGACGTACCGGCCCCACTCGCCGACATTGCGCGCGAGCTTCTTGGCGCCGGCGTGCAGCTCCATCGGCGGGCGCGACCAGCCCATCGCCCGGGCGCCGAGCGCGAGCATCGCGGACGCGCCGACCCCGCACCACGCGCCGCCGAGCGAGTGGCCGTTCTCGTCGCGCTGGCCGACCCCGGCGATCGCGAGCATCTCGTCAATGTTCGGGCCACGGTTGTTCGAGCCGGCCGCTTCGCCGCGACCCTCCCACGACGCGGCCGCGGCACGGACCGCGCGGACGTACTCGAGCCCGAGGTGCGGCTCGCGCGGGGAGACCTGGAGATTGGGGTGGAGTGGGAAGTCGACGGTCATTGGGCCTCCGCGCTGGGCGCCGATCGTGCTATATTTATTCTTATGTGCAAATTGATCACGTTGGTGGGGTTGCTTGTCGCGGTTGGCTGCGTGGGGGTGGAGGGCGAGCCCGAAACCTTCACTCCTCCGATCGATGTGCAGGCGTCGCATTTTTCCGCGGCGGAGGAGGAGGCAGCGCCAATCAGGTCGTGCTTCACCGCGCCGCTCTGCGATGGCGACTGGGTGTGCTGTCGCGGGATTTGCGAGGATGCCGACGGATGCCCGCTCGAGGATATCTGGTGCGCCACCGACGCCGACTGCCCCGGTCCCGGAGCAAACCCGGTGTGCTGCGCTGGCGATTGCGTCAAGCCGTTCGACTGCGCTGAGTAGCCCACGGATTCCCTAGCTCAAGTCGCACAGGTGAACGGAGACGTCGTCGAACTGCGCGTCTCCGTCGGTTTCGAAACCGACCGTGTACTGGGTGCAGGTGTTCGGAATGATCAGGTAGAGATCCTGCACTTGCCAGATGCCCTCAGGGTCGCCCGTCGTGGTCGGTCCCGTGGTCGCGGTCCGCAGCGCGTTGCCGCCAGCGTCCTTGGCGATTAATGACACCGTGCCAGCGTCCTCATTAGCACCATCTCGGCGCCGGCATCGAAGCCAGATGACGTCGCCGGTCGTAAACCCGCCCGCGAGAGCGATCGTCCGGGTGATGTTTCCGCCGGGCACGTCCTCGCCGAATACATAGCCCGCGCCCTCGCTGGCTCCGGCGTCGGCGGCGCGAGCGATGTCATTCGCAGTCCATCCCGTGAGGTCGGTGTTGAAGCCGCCGTTCGAGACCTGGTCGGCGCTCAGGTTGCCGCAGATACGCAAGTCGAAGCCGTCGACCGCGCCGTCCACGTTTACGCCGGCAGCGAATTGGAGCTCGATTCGAATACGGATCTGAGCCGTGCTGGCATGCAGATTATTAATGGACAACACATGACGATCCCAGTGCGTGGTGGACGGCGTCAAATCGCCCGAGTCGTCGGATGGGATTGTTGGTGTTCCAGACGATGTCTCGCTGATCATTTTAACGCGCACGCTGTCGGTGCTTCCCGACCACAAATCGCGTGCGTAAAAAATCAGGTGCGCATCTTTGCCAGGCGCAGAGAGTGCCTGCACGTCGACCACGCGCTCGAGCACAGCAAGCGACGAAGTGGCGTGGACGTATTTCCCGTCGAACCCGAGCGCATCGGCGCTATCCACGTAGGCGACCGTGCCGCTGACCAGCGTCCAGCCGCGGCCGTCCGTCGCGTCGTCGAAGCTCGGGTTCGGCAGGAGCTGCCGATACTCGGCGAGGCGCGTCTTGACCTCGGGGCTCGTGAAGCTGTAGCGATCCGCCGCGTCGTCGGCGCGCTTGGTGCGCACGCGCAGCGCCTCGGACGCCGAAGCCGTCGAGAAGGCGACGGGCTCCAGGTTGATCGGGGTGCCGTCGTCGCTCACGTTGCCGATGTTCACGAACCCCCCGCCGTCCGCGTCCACGTCCACGTCGTAGGTGGTCGCGCCAAGCCCCTCGACCGCGTCCGTTTCGTCCGGGTCTTCGTCGGCGTCGTCGCCGCGACGAATTGACTCTTGGGTGCGCAGCCGCCGCAGAAACGAGGGGAGTATCTCCGGGCCGACGATCCAGCGGTCCGAGTCGCCCTCGAGCGTCTCGCCGGGGTACTCGTTTCGCGCGTCGTCGGCGGAGTCCCAAGCGTTGATCGCCGGCTCGGGCGCAACGAGTAGCGTATCGACCGGGTAGGGGAGCAGCGAGCGATTCACGAGCTGCAGGTCTTCGGCAGTGTCGTCGGCCAGATCCATGCCCACGACGCCGTCGAACGTTTGCAGCTTGATCTTGGCGGCTTCGTCGCCGTCGAGCCCGAGCTCCCCGAGGTTTTCGAGCCAAACGTCGTCATCGGCGACAAACCAAAGATCGTCATTCACCGCCAGGTTGATCGGGGACGTGTCGAGCTGGCTGCGCCAGATGTTCTTGAGCCGGTAGACACCGCCAACCGTTCCCTGGTCGTAGACGGGATTCGTCGAGTAGGCTCCGGTGACGACGAAGCGGATAAAGTACAGCGACGATCCGCCGTTGATGGCGCGCGTCGCCCAGTCCGTCGGCGCCGTGAACGTGACGATCTGTCCGTCCGCTGCCGTGGCTGTGAACCCGGACGTGCCGTCGGTGACTCCAGCCAGGTCCAACCACTGCCCCGACTCGCTCCAGTACTGCCACGTCCCTGTTCCACCGACGCCCGCGGTCCCGTTGGCGTTGTCGAGGTCCAGCTTCGTGAATTTGTCCGCCAGCCCGATCGCGACGTAGTCGTCAACCGCCTCGGACGTGGGAACCGGGCTCCAGTCCGCGTCCCCCGCGTCGTTGAAGTCGGTGGTTTCGTCGACGTACACGTCCGTGCTCGCGTCGTAGATCCACACCTCCGCCGCGGCGTTAATCGCCAGCTCGTCGAACGACTCGTACGAGACGATCTCCTGACCAGCCGCCGCGTTGCCCAGGACGAGGTTGCCGCCCGCGCGAATCTGCGCTTCGGTCTGCGCCTGCAAAACGTTCGGGTCGCTCAGCGCCTTGATGCGGAGGTGCGTCGCCGTATCGTAGGGCTCGATCGTGCGGTTGTAGGCGAGCTGCACCTTGGCGTAGGTCGCGAAGCGTCGCTTCTCGCCGTCCTTGGTATAGGTCGTGCCGGCGTCCTCGGAGATGTGCGGGATGTAGCGGTCTTCATCGTCGCCGGGCGGGCGGGCCAGCGTGAACAGCCGAGCATGATCGCGGTTGGCAACGAGCCCTTCGACCTCGGCGCGGTAGCCCATCCACTGCGGCATTTCGATCGTCTGGCGCACGGTGGCTGGCTGCGGGTCGGGGAACGTGATCGGGACAACTTCGACCGGGTCGCCGAACACCGGCTTGTCGAGCGCGAACCTGTCCTCGAAGCACAGCACCTTGATGTTCCCGTCGTCGCCGCCGAAATCGACGTGCACCACGCGCATCACGCGATCGGTCCACCCGTACGAGTCGCTCGACCAACGGAACACGTCGCCCGGCCGCAGGTCGAACGCCTCGCGGTTGAACGGGATACGCGCGCGGAGAACAGGCTGTGACGCGACCGAGAGCTCGCGGGCCGCCACGTTTCGGATCTGCCCCCAGGACTTGATGTACTGGTAGCGCAAGTCTCGCGAGCGAACGCGGTTGGGCGAGCGGCCGTAGAACGTCGCCATGTTCTGCGCGATCGCCGTCGTGGTCTTCGAGTTGGAAAGCCGCGCTTCGTAGCTCACGCGGATCTGATCGATCACGTTTTCCCACGTGGTTTGCGTCATCTCCTCGACGCCGTCCAGATCCATGTGGTCGTCGGTGAACTCGGGCAGCGCCGCGACCGTGTAGTCATCCCGGATCAGGGCGATCTCGAGCGTCCCGAGCAGCGGGTCGATGTACAGGACGGCGTCGATGTTCGACAGGATCTCTCGGATCACATCGACACACGACGTGGCGCGATCGACGAGCACGCTGATGCCGTGGCTCTCGTCGTCCAGCGTGACGGCCGCCGCTTGAAACGATGTGGTACCGATCAGGGCCGTGTCGAGCCCGAGCCGGCCCCATGGGTTGGTCAGAAGATCGTAGATGACCTCCATCGGGTTGGCGTGGTTCGAGATCTCGCGCGTCGAAGCGCCGTTGAGCGCGTCGGGGTAGCCGACGACCTCGACGTGAATGGCGGGCGGCGTGGAGTTCGGGCCGAGCGAGCAATCCTCGAACAGCAAATACGAGAAGCCGCGGAAGTTCGGGACGGGGTCGCTGATATTTCCGACCAGAAACGCGCTCTGCCCCTGCGTGTCGGTGCCCGGGTACCACTTGATCTTCCCGTAGCGGCCGAGCACTGGGATGCCGTCGGGCGTAGACGACCACAAGTTCAAGTCGAAGCGCGGAACAATCGTGTCGTCCCGCATCAGGCGGGCCTCGTCGGCCAGTGGCGGCTCCACCGCGACGAATCCTTGCCACACCTTGCGATCGCCCACGTAGATCCGGTTAATGTCGTTGTTTGCCACATGCAGCCCAAGCCCCAACTGCAGCGACGCGCGGAGATACAGCTCGTCCTTCGGCAGGTGGGGGTGCTCGCGCATCGCGCCTTTCCACCACATCACCTGCGGCACCCGGAGTCGCACGCGCCCGTAGCAGATCGGCACCGGCTGCCCGTCTTCGGCGAGCGGCATATCGACCTCGGGGCGGTCGACGGTCGGCGACTCGGCGTCCCGGCTGAACAGCTTGGACAGCGCCCAGCTCGCGGCCATCACGGCGACAGCGGCCCAGATGCCGAAGATCATCGCGGCACCCCGAACCGAAACAGGTTCTCCGCGGGGATGTAGGGCATCCCGCGGAAGTTGATCAGGTTGTCGTGCTTGGTCTCGCACGTCCCCACCAGGTGGTCGCAGCCCTGCGTCACATCCACCGCGTTGGTTCCGGCGAGGTTTCGGAACGCGCGCACCAGCGTCAGTACGGTACCGGTCTGGTCCACGATCAGCCGGCGCTCTCCGTCCGACGTGCGCTCGATCTCGCCGCCCCGGTAGACCTGATCCGCCGCCCCGTCCAGGCTCGTCACCGTCACGATCCGGGCATCGGTGCCGTCGATCGACGCGACCGTGGTCGACTTGGTGACGTTCGCGCGCACGACCTGGCAACGATCGTCCAGAAAGACGTTGTTGCACATCGTCTGGTTTTTCACCGACGGGATCTCGCTCTCCAGAGCGTCGATGAGCGCGCTCGGAATGATGACCTCGACGTCGCGCCCGCGCACGACGAACGCGTGCACCGGACCTTCCCAGACCTTTTGCACGTCGCCGATGTCCGTGTGGTACTCGCGCACCTCGACAAACACGCTCCGCGGAGGCTGCTTGACGATCACCTCCGCCACGACCGCCAGACTGTAGGGCATCGTGATCGACATGGCGCCCGGCGATTCGATATCGCTCGCGACGTAGGGCGACCGCAGGATCGGCGCGGACACGTAGCTATTGCCGAGCACGCTCAGATCGGAACGGTAGTCCGTGTAGTAGTAGGCAGCCTGGTCGCCGCCGAGCAGGATGAAATCGTACAGGCGGCGAGGCTTACCGCTGTGCACCGACTTTTCAGAGGCGGCGAAGGTCACTCGTCCGGGCTCCGCTGCTCGACCTTGAGGCTGATCTCGACGGTGGATAGAAGCCCGGTGTGCGAAAACCGGACCGCGTCAGCGTCGAGCCGACAGCGCTCCAGAAACGAGATGTCGCTGATCACCGTGTTCGCCGCGAGCCCCGACGCGAGCGTGAGCTCCACATGCCCGGTCCCCGAGTCGGCTGCGCCGGTGACCTCGCGGTACTGCTCGCCCTGGTCGGTCTCGAACCGGAGCTGCTTGTACGACGCGTGTGGAAACCACTGGCCGGCGTAGTCGAACGCGTCGGTGACGTCGTCCGACTCGTCCGTCACGCGGATCGTGTCCCAGTTCGGGCCGCCCGCCTGCGTGTGGATGACTAGGTCGTTGCGGTACGTCGGCGTGTAGAACGGCTTGAGCCCGCCCACGATCGTGTCGAGGAACTTTTCCCAGTACTGCAATTCGGCGCGAGTCTCGATCAAGTAGCGTCGGCGCTCCATGATGGCAGCCGGATCGACGTCGGTCTCGTTCACGAACCGGCGCCCGTGATCGATCGTCTGCACGTAGGCGTCGAAGACGTAGTCGGCGGGCTCGAGCGGCTTTTTGTCGAGCAGCGAGTACGCCTCCGCGTCGTCATCGTGTTGAAACGTCGCGAGTGTCGCGCCGAAGCCGCCCATCACCGCCGGCGCGTCGAACTCGAACCCGATCTGCGCGACCTCGTGGCCCACCGCGATACGCTGCAGTCGGGGCGGCTGCATCAGCCGCATGTCCTGGAGCTTGAACAGTTGCGACCCCGGCGGGAAGTCGACCGTCACGACGTCGTCGAGCGTCACCTGTCCAGGCGTGATCGACGCGATGCTCGTGACGTGCGTGGTGTCGTCGCGCGTGTTGACCAGCACCACGGCGTCGCCGCTCGACATGTCGATGTACGTCGTGTCCAGCGTCAGCACAGCCTGGCCGTTGAGGATGGTCGCTGTCGTCGTCTCCGGTTCCCACCACAGCGGCACGCGCCAAACCGCGTTGAGGTCCTGGAACAGGTGCGTCCGGTAGCGACGGACCTCGGCCGACTCGTCGAGGCGCAGGCTGAGATCGACGAACTGGCGCGGTGCGTCCAGAAGCGCGCGCCGACGCTCGAACCCCGTGCGCGACAGTTGAACGTCGGTCCACCACGCCGCGCTGTGCGTGATCGGGGACTCGGGACGCCACAGAAGGTCGGGCACCTCAGTATCTCCGACTGAACATGCGGCGATTGCTGCTCATGTGCTGGACGAACACCTGCTCGCCCTCGCGCGACCTCATCACTTCCAGCATCGCTTCGCGCTGGCTGTTGACGACGATGGTCCGCACGTTCACGGCCCCGCCGCCCGGGCCGCCAGCCGCGGCCTGCTCGGGCGTTTGCACGGTCACGATCTCGTTAGGCGTGGCTCGGAACGCGACGAGCTGCGAGTCGGTCCCGCCGCTGCCGCCCACGGCGAACTGACCGCCCTGCGCAAACCCGAACAGCGCGCCGATGTCCCCGATGCCGCCCGTCGGCTGTCCGGTCGCCGCGAGGATGGCGCGCAGCAACAGCGCCTGCGCGATCGCCTTGGCGAGGTTCTCCAGAAAGTTGCCGAAGAAGTCGGAGAACGACTGGTCGGCGTCGAACGCCGCGTCGACCAGCCCGTTCGAGAACTCTTGCACGAGTCCGCGGAACGCGCGCTGCTGCTCTGCGAGGGCCTTGGCCGCCTTGGCCTGCTCTTGTTGGACCTTCAGCGCGGCCCGGAGCTGCTTCTCTTGGCCGGTCTGGAGCTTCACTCCGTCGGCGAGCAGTCGGTTTTTGATCTCGAGGACTTGGTTTTCGATCTCGCGCTGGTCGCCTGCGAACTGGAGAAGCTGCGTCTCCTGGTTGATGGCGTCGAGCGTGTCCTGAAACGCCGTCGCCCGCTTGGCGCTCGCCTCGTCGTTGAGAAGCGGCGCCACGGTCGGGAGCGCCCCAGCGAGAAGCCGCGGCCCCTGACTGTCTGCGGCGCGCTGCGCGTCGAGACGGCGTTGTTTCTCACGCGCCAGCCGTTGCTCTAGCGCGATGGCGTCGTTGAGCGCCTTGTTCTCGGCGGCCCACTGCCCGATCGCGATCCCGCGCAGTTCGTTCGCGCGCGCGTCCGTGATGAGCTTCGCAGTCACGGCGCGATCCAGAATCCGGGTGCGGTCCGTCACCTCGTCGAGTAGCCGCTTGGCCGGGTCGAGCTCATGCTCCAGCGCCTGGATGTCGGCGACCAGTTGCTTGAACGCGTCGCCGGTCTTGGTCGTGGCGCGCTCGGTGATTCCGATGACGTCGGTGAACGCCTGCAGCGCACGAGTCGCCGCACTGACCGCCGGATTGATGTCGCGCACGCGGTCCAGCG